CGTCAAGCATATGCTCTTGCATTAAGCATTAAGGCTACTCAGCCAAATATTAATAATATTAGTATTGTTACTAATGATCCTGTGCCTGAAGAATATCAATCAGTATTTGATCAAATAATTCCTATACCGTTTGGTGATGCAGCTGCCTCTAGCGAATGGAAAGTTGAAAATCGTTGGAAGTTATATTATGCGAGCCCGTATGATGAAACTATAGTATTTGACACTGATGTGTTAGTATTAGATAATATTGAACATGCATGGAAGTTTGTTAAAGATCGTGATTTATTTTTTACATCACGTGTAACAGATTATAAAAATCGTATCATTGTTGACACTGTGTATAGGAAAACATTTGTAGAAAATAATCTGCCTAATTTGTATTGTGGAATGTTTTATTTTAAGAAATCAGAAACAGCTCTTACATTTTTTAAACTAGTTGAATTTATTACAAATAATTGGCAAAGAATTTACTACGATAATGCTCCTAAACATCAACAAAAGTTTTTTAGTATGGATGTTACCGTTGCAATAGCAGCTAAAATTTTAGGAATTGAAGACGCAATAATTCATGATAATTCTCCTTTTACTTTTAAACATATGAAACCTGCATTACAGGGATTAGACCCTATCCCTGTATTGTGGACAAATCAAATAATGATTTATTTTAACAATCGTAAAGAATTATACTTTAACAATTTTAAACAATTGGGCGTAGTACATTATGTTGAAGATCAATTTCTTACTAATCAAATTATTGAGCAATTAAATGTATAATCCTGAAGAAGATATTATTCCTCCAGAACTCCTAGCGCAAGCATTGATGAATAGTAAAATATCATCTATATATAATGTTTATTACAGTAAAGATGCTGGGGATATTTTAGCAATTACAAACGAGATTCGAACTGATCTTTTAAACTCGTTTGAGGTAGAATATGATATTGTAAAAGAATTTTTTAATGGAAAAAAGAGTTCTTCAAACTATAAAGTTATATTTGTTGATCAAACAACTCCGGTAATTATTGCTAAAAATGAAACAGATGTTAATCTTATTTTTATAGATAAAGTAGCTACAGTTGAGCACTGGGATAGTATGTTTACAATTGAAAATTATCCATTATTAAAAAAATGGGGTTTTCAAATTAGGCCAGATCAAAAACAGTCTTTATTAAAATACAATCTTAATACTAGTCTTGAAATTTATGTAGTAGATAATAGTAGCATGAATTTTATCTATAGAACTATCAAGCTTTCTGTAAATGATTTAATTAACAAAGATAGAGAGCTTGTAGATTATCATTTAGATAAAGAAGGTGATATTACTAACATATCAGTATATGTTAAACGTTTCTTTTCTTCAGTTGGATATCAAATATTATATGATACAAACAGTTAAAATTTTAGACTACGATATTATCTATCTTAGTTATGACGAACCTAATGCTGAGAAAAATTATGCTGACTTATTAGCAAAAGTGCCATGGGCTAAACGTGTTCACGGAGTTAAAGGCAGTGATAATGCACACAAGGCTTGCGCAAATCTAAGTGAAACAGATCGATTTGTTACAGTAGACGGTGATAACATTGTACGTGAAGATTTTCTAAATCAAGAAGTAGACTTTGAAGAACATAAAGATTTGTCAAAGTGTGTTATTTCATGGGCAGGATACAACGTAGTCAACGGACTTATGTACGGCAATGGCGGATTAAAGTTATGGCCTAAACAGTATGTACTAGACATGAAAACACATGAAAACGCACCCGCCGACGATCCTAATGCACAGGTGGATTTTTGTTGGGATGCTGAATACATACAGATGAATAGATGCTTCAGTGATGTTTATAATAATGCTAGTCCGTTCCAAGCATGGCGAGCAGGATTTCGTGAAGGTGTAAAGATGTCATTAGAACGCGGCGTCAAGACTGCTAATAAAGAATTTAAAAAAGAAATACATTGGAAGAATCTTGATCGCCTACGTGTGTGGCTTAATGTTGGAATGGATTCAGTTAACGGAGACTGGGCAATACTAGGCGCTCGTCATGGTTGTTATATGACCAACTGTACTAATTGGGATTACATACAAGTTAGGGATTTTGAGTATCTTACAAATTTATGGCATAATGAAGTTGAAAATATAAATGTTAAAGACGCTATTAGTTCTTATGGTAATAGTTTAAAAAACGCACTTGATCTTGAAATAGCAGATCTAGATGCAGATGCTAGTAAATTTTTTAAAGCAGTTCATTTAAATCAATATCGCTCAGGTATTGGATTTTTGGAAAAAGAATAATGTACGATCTAATTTTTTATAATTCCGAACCTCTGTCTATAGAACGTAAAACGATCTTAGTAGAAAAATATCCCTTTGCTAAATTTGTAGAATTTGACAGTACTCTAACTAATACTGCTAACTTAGCTAAGAAAAATGTATTCACTAAATTCTTTTGGCTTGTAGATTCTAGTTATGAATTCTTAGATACAATGTTATCGTTCGAACCTAAAAAATGGGATGGTGAATATGTGCATGTGTTTACGCTATATAAGCAATACGCTGACAAGCTGCAATGCTACCTAATCTCTAAAAATCAACAAATAGATACTAGTCAAGAGTTTTTTACAAACTTAAAATACATAAACGATTACGTAGTTAAACAAGATATAACGTATGATATATTTTTTCTATCTTACAACGAACCTAACAGTTGGACTAACTGGCAAATATTAAGCAATAGATTTCCGCAGGCCAAACGTATATACGGAGAAAAAAATATCTATCTTAGTCATAAAGCTGCCGCAGAACAATCTACAACTGATTATTTTTGGGTAGTAGACGCTGACAATGAAGTACTAGATACGTTTGACTTTGATTATTTTGTAGAAGATTATGCATTTGATCTAGTACATATTTGGCACAGTCGTAATGAAATAAATGATTTAGAATACGGCAACGGTGCTGTTAAGCTGTTACCTAAAATGTTATTTGACGTAACAAAAGACGGTGTTGACATTACTACCAGTCTTAGTAATAAACTTAAGATTATCCCTAAGGTGGCAAGTGTTAACAGATTTGCATCTAGTCCTTGGAATGCTTGGCGTAGCGGATTCCGTGAAGCAGCTAAATTGGCCAGTAATACTATTGCAAGAAGTAATCAAGAAGAGACTGCTGAAAGATTGTCTGCTTGGACTACTAAGGGTTTGGATAGACGGTTTGGTGAATATGTTGTACCTGGCGCTGTACTAGGTATGCAATACGGTATAGAAAATAAAAATAACCAGGACGCATTAACAAAAATTAATGACTGGTCCTGGTTATATGAACAATTTAAACTTAACGTTAAGTTGCCTTTGCGTCCTGAGTAATTAAATTAGCAGCCATTGGAAATATAGTGGCAATTACTTTAGCACAGGCCACGGCAACTAGTTGATGCTCTTTTTGTGTGCCGTTGGCACTACGCAATTCAATAAAGTGTACCCATGAACGTAGGGTACCATTCATATACACGCGACTAACTGTATTGCCTTCTGGTAATACTGCACGAGCTTGTTCCTTGGCAATGCCGTGGTCGATTGCCCATTGATATACATATTTGGCTTCGTCGATCACACGCTGTTGCATAAGATGCCATCGTGCCTGTAATTCCTCATCGTCTGTCTCTACACTATTTTGCCTATTTTTTGTGTCTTGTAAACGAGCCTCTCTCAGTACAAAACTGAGATCTTTTGTTGGATCGGCATATCGTTGGCTAAACTCTTGAAAAGCAAAACTTCTATGTCTAAGTATTTGGCGGGCAATGTCTCTAGTAGTTTCGATCTCAACACATGCTGATACCATTTCAAGTGGAGACCAATGTGCATGTTTAACTAGATAGTTAATAAGTTTTTCACTGGTTTCTGTATTAAGTTGATTACTAGGATTACTAACACGGGCACAATAAGCAATAAGCTCTTGTGCATCGTCAATACCTAATGATGCAAATTCTGCAGTCGGTTGTGAATATGATAAAAGTTTTACATTCATAATTAATTTAAAATAAGTTCTGATCCGTTTTTTTGTCCTATTTGCCCTTTAACAAATGTGTTAAATGCAATACTAATTCTTTCGTTAACTGAGGTATTAGGTTTTACATAATGATAACATTCTGAAGGAAATATAATTAAACTGTTGTTTTCTAATGACAAGTTCCATTCTACTGAATTAAATCTGTTAAATTCTATCGGAACATAATTTAATAAAAATGGCTGAGTAAGTCTATTAAATGAAATATATGGCTGACTATCCTCCACTGAAATATAGTAGCAGCCTGATAGAATACTGTTTGTATGATTGTGAATAGAATGTTGTTCGTTATTACTAGTTTTATTAAGCCAGCTATTTGTTATATAAAATTCATTGTCTATTGACATAATTTCTTTAGCATATACCTTAATAGCATCTAACATCAAACTTTTTAAGTCATTTAATTTAGGATCGTTTAACAGGTAACGGTCAACTGATACAACATTGCCTAGTGACTGTGATTCTAATTCTTTTGAAAGTATATACTCTAATTCAGTCTGAGTTAATTTTCTAATAGAAGTTTTAAAAATAGCTATAGGAAATAAAGGATGTATTTCTGGAGACATTATTTTAATTTTCTTTTTTTTAAGAAACGATTTGTTACCTTCATCATATCTTTTTTAACTCGCTCAGTATCTAATCTAAAATCAACATTTTCGATTTCACTTTCGTACGACGACAACATTTCCTTGAGATTCTTTTCAAAAGAATCCCAATCTGCTTGCGCCTGCTTAGAACTGATTTTTATTTCCCAAACTTTTTTATTCTTAAAAGTTACAGTTATTGACTCTAAGTATTGCAGAGGAACTACATTAAGCGTAATTTCACCAAAAACTTCTGGCCAATATCTGATAACGTCGTCAGGAAACTTCTTTCCTGGAGTCACGTATTAACAGTAGATTTTTTCTTAGTTGGGGCTAATTCTTCGGCTAGTCTACGAAAATTAGCAGCTTCTTTAGCTAGCTTATCTGCTTGACTACGATAAAATTTTGCCTGCTCTTCTGGAGTGCCTGTAGCAGTAATTACTTGTTCTTCTTGAACAGGTGCTGGAGGTTCTTTAACCATGGCAAGTTCTTGAATCTCTTCGTTCTGTGCTGGATTAGGTTTAATTGCAAGGTCTTGCACACTAACACCCTGTTGCTGTGCAATTAATTGATTTAAATCTGCCAATATAATCGATGTTTGATTATTAGGCATCATCTCAACCATATCAGTTGGAACTTTAGATAATAGTCCTTTAACATGCAAACTTGGTAACATAGTGCTACCGTCTGAAAATATTGCTCTTGCCAATACTTCACTAAATTCATTTGCAAGTTGAGCCGAAGGTGATTCTACTAATTTAATTAGTTGATCATGATAATCTGGTTCTAAACTTTCTGTTTGAATGACTAGGCAATTGAACGCATCGCCCGGTAATGTTCTAAAAACAACTAGACATCTACGTCCTGTTGTTTTAATCCTTCCTACATGCTTGTAATTTTGCATATTAGGCCCCTTGTTTTGATTGTTTCGATACTGTATCTAAAAATGTTGCAAGCTTTGTATAGGTCTGTCCTACAAGCATCATTTCATTTGGTTTGAATGCACCACGCTGACTGGCAATGTCTACAATCATTTTCATGGCTGCTAAATCGCTAATTGTAAGCTCTGCCGCTTCTTGCGGTTGTGCAGGTTCTTGTGGTTCTTGTTGTGTAACTTCTTCGGTCATAAAACTCTCCTTTTTGGAATATGTGTATATAATTATCTATTAGGCTAAGTGGGGACATGCAAGTTTGAAGAAACTAAGTTCTTTTTCTTGCTCAAATCCGATCTTAGTAGTGTACATTATAGTATTATCTATTAGATCGATACCTTGCCCTATATAATATCTGTGATTTAGATTTTGATAAATCCAAAAATCTAATAATTTTAAGTATGGGGGAGAATATTTAATTACAGATGTATAATGAAAGTGATGTGCTGGAAACGATACTTTTCTTAAATCCAATGCATTAAGTGCATTGGGCTTGCCGTTTTTTAATGCCATTATTTGTAACCAATAGTCATATGTCTAGTGTAAGGAGCATCTTTAAAATCAAAATGCAAGGATCCACTAAACAACTCTTTGAGAGGCCAAAGAGATTTAAAATGTTCTAAATTTTCTGGACGTTGTACATGATCATCTATAACTAGATCATTACCTTGAAACAAACATAGTGTTCCTTCAGGGATACGATCGTACCATTCTTTACTGGCAAAATGTTCTGTTGAAGTATTAACAACTAGATTAATGTTATCGTTGTAGGTATTTTTATTTGCATCTCTAGGAAAGGATCTAAACTGCCAATCCTTAATTTCCCAAGTGTTATTGATAAGATTTGCGTCCATACACGCACCCGCGTCAATGTCATAAGATCTACAATATTCTATAGTAACACGTTCCCTAGACTTTAAAATAAAATGTAGTAATGCATACCAACCGCCTAAGATAGTAATACGTAGTGGCTCAATTTTTTGTTGAGCCACTACAGTTTCTAGTTCACGTGCCGCCCAAATTTTACTTTCAATTTGCCCAGCACTGAATGCATCAGGATCAAGTTTTATTACTAGACTCATAGTATGCGTGAGCACCAAATGGAGGAACAACTGAGTCGTTGCCGTGAATTACAAAAAACGTATCACAGTAGTTTTCGTCACCCCATGATCCCCAAGGATATCCGTCTGTAAACATAATAAATTTCTTAGGCATAATGTCATGCTTTTTCATGTAGTCCCAGTTGGCATCAAACTCAGTACCGCCACCGCCTTTAACTTCATATTCCATAATGTCTTCGCCGTAGCCGTCGAAGTCTTGTTCGTTATAGACCTTAGTGTCAAAGCACCACAATTTGATCTTGTACTCTTTGTACTCATCCATAATACCTTTAACTTCACTAATAAAGTCTTTAGCCTGATCGTCCCCAATAGAGCCTGACATGTCAATTGCTACACAGATATCGATAGTCTCATCGTAGTTAGTACCTGGCAAAATAGCTGACATGTGCCATCCCTTACGATTAGGACGCATGAAGGTGTAGTCGTTTTTAATTGTACTTTGAATCTGTTGACGCAAAATTTCACGCCAGTTCATCTTAGGCTCAGTAAGCTCTTTGATCATACGTGCAATTTCTGCAGGCACATTTCCCGCACCCGCTGCCTGGGCCGCTGTCATCATTGCTTCTTTAATCTCATCGCGGATTTGTTTGAGCTCTTCTTTAGAGTAAGCAGGCTGACCATTTTTACCTTCTTTCTCCCAGTCAATGTGTTCGTCTAATAACTGGCCAAGAGCTTCTAATTCTTCGTCGTCGTACTGCTCATAGATCTCGTCATAGATCTGTTCTGAGCTTTTACCATAGTGATTAGTGTCATGGAAGATTTTAATCTTTGGAGGAGCTTCACCAATACGGTCACGAGTTAATGTACCATTAACACTATAGTCAGCGGCAATGTTCCATATCTTGCGATCACGACCTTCTACACGGAGCATGTGCTCAAAAACATTATGCAGGATTTCGTGTGCAACAACAAACTCAACCTGTTTAACAGACAAGTCTGCAAAAAATTCTTTATTGTAATATAAGTGACGTCCGTCTGTTGCGGCAGTAGCGCACCAGGCAGAAGCATCTTCAATCTTAAGACGAGTAGCCATATTGCCAAAAAACGGATGACGCAATAGCAAGCCAACTCGTGCTACTACAATTTTATCAACAATTGGGTCTAGATAATTTGACATTTTCTGCTCCTAAATATTTACTGTATGTATATATTATAACAGGACCCGCAGGTCCTGTCAATTGGATTTGGCTACTAATTAACGCTTTTCTGTAGCCGCCGCAATGTACTTACCATATTTGGCATGGAAGTCATCAAAGCATTTAATCTCATCTGGATCTAACGGCAACTGGTATTGTGTAAGAGCAAGTTTGGTACCCATCACAACCAATTCAGTTTCAAAATTATCCATCATAAACTGGAAGAAGTAGTTAACCTTGTCGTTAAATTTCTTGTCGTTTTTGTCAGCGGCATCCTTCAATTCGTAGCACAGACTCACAGTCAAAGAGTACATGGCACTGATTTCTTTAGTGTCCATTTTCTTAACCTTGCCGTTTAAGATATCTGTAGGATCAGGTAACTTTGAGCTAATCTTGCGGTGTGCCATAAACTTAACAGCAAGGCCTTCACCAACCGCACCCGAGATCAAATCTGTCAATGTGTCTGTATCTTCCTCGTCGTCAAACAACAGCTCAGATACAAATGACCAGCTACGTGGCGTAGCAAAGGCACGTGATGCTGACTTAGGATCAAAGTCATACAGATCTTTCTTAGAGAAAGTCAAGAAGCCAACTACGTCCTTGTGGATCTTGTTGTCAACAGCCCAGCCAAAATAATCTTCCCAGTCAACTTTCATTTCCAAGTGAACGAAACGATTAGCCAACGGAGCAGGCATACGATAAGTAACACCTTTGTCAGTTTCACGGTTACCAGCGGCAACAATATGCACATTGTCTGGCAATTTGTAAGTACCAACACGACGATTCAAAACCAACTGATAAGCCGCTGCCTGTACAGCAGGAGCCGCAGAATTCATCTCGTCCATGAACAAGATGATCTTGTCATGTTGAGCAGCCATTGCCTCGTCGGGCAATTCTACAGGAGGAGCCCATTCCATCTTATTAGATGTAGCATTGAAGAACGGAATACCTTTAATGTCGGTAGGATCCCACAGTGACAAACGAATGTCAATAACGTGAGCGTTCAATTCTTCACCCATTTGCTTAACAATATCGGATTTACCAATACCTGGAGGGCCCCACAAGAACAACGGGCGATTGGCTTTAAAAGCACGACGCAGTGATTTCTTTGCAGATTTTGGGCCAACTGTACGAGAACTAATTTCGCTCATATAAACTCCTAAGTTAAAAGCGGGTTAATGTTTGCTGTCTATGTATCTATTATACGGCCTAACAGCAACTTCGTCAACAGATTTTTTAGGAGTTTTCGTCCGTTTGGACGTCTTTGTTTTGGTTATTCATTGCTTTAACTAGACCGTATTTTCGAATGTCGTCCGAAAACATGTATAGCTCAAAACTCTTACGCTCGGAAAATACTGTAATACTTTGGTTTGTAAGATAATATGGAAAATCCATGGTCCTATCAAAAAATATAATAGTTTGGGGACTTAGGTCGATTGGTTCTGT